GTATTACCACTAAAGCCACAATCTAAAGAGCCATGCAAGTTTTTACGGCACGGTTATCTTGATGCAAGTGATGATTTATCAACTATCAAGAAATGGTTTAAAGGCGATGATAATTTAAATATTGGCTTAGCCATTGCTCAATCTAATTTAGTTGTATTAGATTTTGATAAGCGCAATATTGCTTCTAGGACATTATGGGAACAGTATCGCCGGATATGTGTAGCATCTAATACACATACAGTTAAAACAGATAACGGCTATCACTTCTATTATCTTGCCGATAAAACAAAGCAATTTAAAGGCAAGTTAATACCAGGCATAGATATTAAACATAAAGGTTATGTTGTACTGCCACCATCTATACATCCAAATGGCAGTATTTATCAGGTAGTAAATGATGTTGATCCGGTTGATTTACCGGCTGAATTAGAAACGGTGATGGTTTGGAATTAGTTAAGTACGATAAACAAAGCGGTGCTTATGTTGATGAAAAGCGTAAGCATTTTGTAAAGGCTTCTTTAATCCGCAAACACGCTAAAAAAGCAATAGGCGCAAGGCAGGTTAGAGGAAGGCTATCAGCCAAAATGGTTGAAGCATATTGGTTAGACAAGTTCAAGGAAGCGGTGAAATATGAACTATGAGATATATGGGTGGTTGGTAACAATTACCTTGTTTACACTGGTAGCACTATTGATTGGTGTTACATGGATTGTGGCCGTTGAGAATGGCTATGACAAAGGATTTAAGAGTGGGTACAAGCGCGGTACTACTGATACAAAGCAAACTAATGTAAAGGTAGAAAAATTTACTGTTAGAACTCACCCATCAATGCGCCAAAAGATGCTTGAAGCCGACAATGAATACTTAATGGAAAAAGTTGTTAGCCTTTGGGATAAGGAAAACAGATAATGAACATGAATGATTATGTTGATGTGGCTGAGCGCATAGCGCAATTAAAAGAAGCCTATCCTGAAGCATCATTGCAACCTTATGATCTTAGTAAGCCTTATGAGATTGTGCAGGTTGAGGGTAAAACCTATGTGGTTTATACAGCCGCTTGTTACCGTGATCCTCATGATGTAAGACCAGGGGTTGCAGTTGCTTGGGAACAAATACCAGGTAAGGGAATGACAGCCGGGTCAGAACTTATGATATGTGAAACGAGCGCATGGGGGCGAGCGATTGTCGCGGCCATGAAAACTGCTACAAAGCGCGTGGCATCTAAACAAGAAGTGATGGCGGCTAAAGCCCGGCAATCTTGGGCAGTAACCCCTACTGATTCTTTAGATTCAGATTTATTATCTAGGCCATCTGAACCCATACCCCCTACAAAGGCAATCTATGGTCAGCCTGGTAGCAAGTCGGCATTAATGGAAAGAATCATGCGCCATCAGTTTGTAGAGGAAAAAAAGTATGATGAAAATCCAGCACCCATGAGTGTTGAACAGGTAGTTGATGCATTGGCTACTGATGTACCAGCGGTGCAACATTGCGTACATGGTGAGATGCAACTTAAAACAGGCATATCAAAAGGGCGGGGAACGCCGTTTTATGGGTATGTGTGCGGCAGGGGTTGTGATGCTAAATGGGCAACCATGAGTAAGGAAACCGGTAAATGGTATTACCCAGGTGCTAACAATGGCTGACATGGAAATGATTGATCCGCATGGAGTTAGGGCAACCTTTACAGATGATGGCGTTGAAGTGGATATTGTGCCATTTAGTGAATGTTGTGAATTTTGCAATGACCCACGCATGATGAATGTAAACGGCGTGCGTAGGTGCGCCGGATGTGGATGTATCAATCACATTGAGTACAGGGTTCATGAGTAAATTTGATTATTACCGGGCTATGGCTGTAGGTCATGGCTATAACCTGTATGTGGCTGACCTACTGGCCACATTTGGGATTCCAAAGGTAGATGTACCTGAATTTAGCATTGCTACTACCCATGCTGAGATTAGGGATAAAACCCTTAATGAGAAAGATATTGTGGTTGATGATCTAATTCTAGAAGTTAAAAGTAGTAGCCGATTCTTTATTGATGTGGATGATTTTCCGCATAATCCTCTGATTGTGGACACGGTTTATGGCTTTGATAGCAAAATAATCAAGCCATTTGCCTATGTAATTGTTAGCCAAAAAACCCACAATATCTTTGTTATACCTGTTGCAACAAAGTATGATTGGACTATCCAGGAATATTATGATGCACAGAGAGATATAACCGAACGCTTCTATATGGTACAGAAGCGACATTGCAGACCATTTATTGAATTAGTGGACATCCTGTTAGAGAGAGCCCATGAGCGAACCAATCAGATGTAATAAATGTGGTAATTGGATTATTAGTGATCAATCCTGCTACATCTGTTACATATTAATGAGAAGCCAAAAGAAACTTAGTTAGTGTGGTGTAGATCACATCTCATATAGTGAGATAAGTTTAGGAGTTACGCTAGTATGATTTTTAACAGTAGTGTAGGCTCAAGCCTTAGCATTTGGCGTAAAGGCCAAAAATGCGAGCCCCGAAGGGGATGGCTCGCAAGGTGCTGGCTATTTGGGACATCTCTATGTTTAATGACATTCTTGCCCATTACAAAAGCAAATTCCGAAATAATCCACAAATCCAATTTAAAGCAATATACATTTTTTAAGTTAGATTATTCATTTGAACAGTTTTATTGTGTGGATGAATTGTGGTTTATGGAAAGTCGGTGGGATCACAAGGCTAAAAATCCTAAATCTAGTGCCTTTGGAATACCCCAAATTTTAGGATTAAAAGAAAAGAATCCTTACAAACAAATTGATAGAGGATTGGCTTACATCAAACACCGCCATAAAAATCCATGCCAGGCACTAACCTTTCACAAGAAAAACGGCTGGTATTAGTGGTTGAGTGTAGGCATGTGTATAAAAGCCTGTGTGCATCATTGTGTCATTACTGTGGATTGCCTACCCATGAAGTAGATTGGGCTCACCAAAACAGGTTAAAAGAGCAATGGCATATAGATAATCCAAATGCTCAATATGAAGGGTGGATGTCCATTTGAAGGATACAGAGAAGATAACCATAGGTATTACATCACCAGGTTATGTAGTTACAGATTTTATGACCAGTATTTTAGATGTTGCTAGATCACAAAAACAGTTGGGTCAGTTTATTAGCCTACAAGGTTCAGGGGTTATCAGTAGGTTGCGTAATCAAATAGTTGCTACCTTCTTACAGAAAACTACTGATGATTGGCTATTGCAGATAGATACAGATCAAAGGTTTACAGTAGATCATTTTAAGAAGTTAGTCAGTGCGGCTGATAAAGATAAACGCCCTATTGTGTCCGGTGTTGTGCATGGTGGCTGGGATGTAGGTGAGTTGTATTTAGAGCCTGTGCCTTGCATCTTTAAGTTAGGTACTGATAACGGATTGTATGCCATCCATGACTATGAAGAAGATAGTGTGATTGAGGTAGATGCGGCTGGTACAGGTGCAATACTGGTACATAGATCAGTATTTGAAAGGTTTGTAAAAGAAGCAGATCAAACCCATCAAGGAGATAAGTGGTGCTTCTATCAAGACATGCCATTGCATAAAGAATGGGTCGGTGAGGATCTGTTGTGGTGCATTAGGGCTAAGAGTTTTGGGTATAAACTACATGCACATACAGGTGTACAAATGGAACACCAACGCAAGATGTGGATAGGTCAGAAGCAACACAAAGACTTTGAACGCTTTAGGCGTGCAAGATTACAGAGTGAGGAACAGATCAATGGCGATAATAACTAGCCAGGTAACAGTTACAGGTACAAGTCAATCAATCATTAGCGTTGATAATGTAACGCGTGATGTATTACTACATGCTAAGCATGAGATATTCATTGGCAATAGCGGCGTGACATCAACAAGTGGTTACATCATGGACAATGGCGATGTATTGAGGATGTCGCTGGTAGATGGTGAAGATTTATGGGCTGTTACAAGTGGTGGCACAGGTACGCTACATGTTTTGGTTAGTAAAGTAGATTAAATAAAAATGAGCGTTTTTTCCCATTTTGAGCGTGCTTACAATAC